ACTATCAACCAGATAGTTCAACGAGTTTGCTCTCATTGAATCGGTTGATGTTAAATTTGAAGAGAATGCTTGTGACGATGAGCAAATAGAAATACGCATTGTGTTTCCTAATGCTCCAGCCCAACGTGCCGCAAACGGACCGTATGCAGTATTTGTTGCTGTTTCGTGATTGTTTGTATAATCTGTTTCATTTTCAATCAGAATGCCAGTGCCGTTTGCAGTAGCATTGAGTGTCGATGTTGTGTTTGCTGCACGAACAACTTGTAAGTTGCCTGAGTAGGCTAGGAAGTTTGCTGCTGAGAACCAATCTTCATAATTTGTACTATCTGGTTTTTGGAAACGAGAAACGAGACGAGCTTCGTCCGTAATAGTAGTTGCTTCATTTGCTGGTCCCCAATTAAAGTTTCCTGCAAAACCACCTGCGGTTAAAATAGCAGAAGGTACCACAGTCGTGAAATCAATTTCCGATGTGTTAATTCCTGGTGATAATTGAAATGCCATTGGATTTCTCCTTTAGTTAAGGGGTATTGTTATTTATGATGTATTTAGTTTTTTATAATCTTTCGGAAAGATAACCACGTTCAGACCAAACATCACCTGAATCTACGGTCACTTCCTCTTTACGACCATCATCAAATATACCAACAGGAGCTAATTCTTCTTCACCCAACAAATTTTGTTCTGCTAACATAAACTGACGTATGTCTATGTTAGTTGAATCTTTAAAGAATGACTGTGCTGTCAACCATGCAAATAATACTAATCCCATAGCCAAGTCATCGTTGCTGCCTTCTTCGGCAGCATAACTATCACGAACACGAACAAAGGTATTCAGTTCGGCAATCGTATCAAAATCACTAATAATTAGTTTGTCGTTCTCAATCAGTGTCTTCAAGTTGGCACAACCAATCTTTTTTACTGATTTTGTTGTCTTCACACCAAAGGATGTTGACCGTTTGAATCCTGAAGAGATAGACTGACCTTTGATGTGATGCTGTTCAGTCTTGTAAATGTTCTCATACTCCAGATCATAATGTAGAATATCCACCACTTGCTGACCAATGTTGTTGGTTTCAATCAGAGCAAACGCTTCATTATACTTCTTGGCCAATGAATAGATTATTGTTGGAAGGAATAATAGGGGTATCTTGTTGCTGCGAAACTTGGCTACCTGACGGTAGGGAACTTGTGTCACATCAAGTATATTTATCGCAGAGTAATCTAGCAGTACACCCTCTGAACAATCCACACTTGCAATGTATAAATGGTTGGGTATGGGTTGTTCGTAGATATCCAATCCTTCTTCTGTATGAATTGGATTGTGGAATGCCAATGACCTGAGTTTACTGCCTGATATCAACGTAGCATTTGAACCAATGAACTCGGTTTCAAACTCTTGTCGGAACTGTTCTTCAGAGGTGTTCCGTATCGTTTCTTCTTTCCACTTTGCATCACGACCAGGAACTTGTGACCAATGAACTTCAACTGTCTTATATGTGGAACGATTTTCAATGGCATCTGTCCACATCTTGTAGAATAGATTCAATCCATTAGGAGTTGAAACGATAATAACTTTGGATGTTTGACCAGATGAGATAACAGGATAGGTTGATGTGAAGAACTCAACTGCCATGTTGTGTGGAACGAATGCAAACTCATCAAGGAAGATTAAGTTATATGTACCACCACGAACACCTGCTGCTGATGTTGCATACGCAAATATCTTAGAACCGTTCTCTAACTCTAACGAACCTTTGTTCCATGTCATGATACCTTGTTGTAACCACGATGGTAGATATTCGTATGCCTTTTGAATACGACCTAGAATGTCACGTGCCAACTGACCTTTGTTGGCAAGAATACCAACAGTATATTCTTCATTGAAGATTGCTGCCCATAGCATATATCCGACAGTGGTAGTTGTCTTACCCACCTGTCGTGGCATCTTTGCAATGGTAAATCGGTTATTGTGAAATGTGCGAACCATGTCCTCTTGAAAATCCCACATGTCAAATGGGATAAGACCACGGTCTACGTTGACAATTTTTACATAGTTTTTGATAAAGTATACAGGGTCTTCTGCACACTTTGCAATTTCTATTACTTGTTCTTCTGTGTAGGATAGTTCAGTGCCTGTTCGTTTTAGGCGGGCATTACCAAGATATCCGTCATCCATAATTTATTTTGCGATGCTTCTCAACATCCATCCTTTTTTCTGGTGTGCGTCTAATATGTCTTGTAAAAAATTACCAACAGCAGGTTCGTTCGCACCTTCAGCAGCAACAATGCCAGCACGAAGATGAATAATAAAACGGTCATTATCTGATGCTAAGTCACGCATCATTGCCATTGCATCAGGAATTGATGTTGCTTCTTGAATGTCTGCTAGTTCAAGCATACGAGCAAGAGAACCTGGTGCATACGAATTCAATGCACGAATATGTTCTGCAATAGGGTCTGTCTGTTCAAATATAGAAGTATAGAAATCACTCAGGAAATCATGATATTGTGGAAAGTTAGAACCCTCAATGTTCCAATGATAACCATGTGCTTTTAGATACAAAGCAAAGTTTGTTCCTAAAATAACTTTGAGTTGTTCAATTAGTGTTTCCATTATTTGTTCCTAACTAGTTTTATTAATTCTGCTGTTGAACCAACAAACACTGCCTTATCTATACTTAGTCCACTCGACTGTGCAGTTTCTTTGGGTGCTAAATCTCTTTTACGTTTTTGTATCTCTAACAAGTCTTTATTTAGGTCACCCAAATTCTTTATTAATCCAGCAGCAACTTCGTAGGCACGTGGATGTTCTGTGTCTCTCGCAACAAGAAGTAGTTGGTCGATGGCAGAGTTGCCTTTACTAATCAGTTCTCGTATATTTTCTCTGGCAAATTGTGCATCAGACACAACAGGATCATCGTGGTCTATTACCACTGGAACTATTGTTTTTTGTTCAACAGTCTGAATGGGTTCTACATCAAATAAATCGGATAGATTTTCATTTAGTTTTTTCATAATGTATCAGGATAGTTTATAATCGTTTCAGAGAAACCAAATTCATCATCTGGCATCGCATCAATCGGATTAGGTCTGGTCATAATATTAGTTACTTCGATTGCATTTGATGATAGGGACGCCACATTGAATACAGCATTGCTGTAATCACCTGTTAGTCTATTGCCAACTGAGATAGTTTTATTTAATCCAGTGGCAACTAAAACTCCTGTTGATGTGTTGCTAAAGTAATCCACTGTTCCAAATACACCGTTTGCTTTATCACGAATAGTTTCACCTTGTGCAAACACACCAAACCCATTGGCATAGTCAACTTTGACTTTTTGTATTTGCTTATTGTTATTGTCAATATACAAGTTAGTGTTTGCCGAACGAATAATCTTACCTTCTTTTATTGGTGGCCAGATGTATCCTTTAACAGTAAAATCCAAATCCCATAGTATTAAACGAGTGGTCATCATGTCACCCTCATAATCCACAGTAGAATTGACCGAGTTTAATATGATAGGAACATCATACTTCTGATCCATTGTTGGAATAAAGTTGACTGTGACAGTAAAGTCGGGTGTAAAGAAAGGCAGTATCTGTTCTAGTATCTGTGTTCCATCTTCAGTATTACGAACATAGATGGACAACGAAAACTCAAAGTTGTAGGGGACAGGAACATACTGTGTATTTACTTTAGTGGATGTTGAACCAGAAAAGTTTTGTAGAGTAGTTACATGTTTACGTGTTGGGTCATACGACATACTTTCCATGTTGAAAGATATGCGTGGAACAACCGTAGCAATAGATTTAGTTAATGTGGGGTCAGAAGTAAGTCGTGTTAAATACTTTTCTTTTGCACCATAGGACAGAGGAACTTTCCATCGTTCAAGTTCAATACCTGATTGTGTGTGACGGACACATTGAATGTCATTAAAGAGTGTGCCAAATGCAACAACAATTCTTCGTATGGTTCTATTATAAAAAGGAGCATTACCTAACATTATACTTCTCCAAACGGATTTTGTTCCGTAAAATCAATAATAGAATCAGAAGCGGATTCTAGTCTATCGTTGTCAGCAATATCTTCAAACACTGTATTCATTGATGGGGAATCATATACATGAATAGTCCATTCGGCATTGCTTGTAGCACCTTTGACATTGCCAGAAACAAATTGACCTTGAACAAAGTATATGTCCACCGAAGCATTTGCATACATTTCACTTACATATGCCGAAGCAGTTGCGAAGTCTGTATTTGCGCCTTGATATAGAATTTCATCTTGAACAAAAGTTCCAGAACCATCAGTCAATGAAATACGAACACGTGGATAGTTGCCACGAATCTGGTCATCAACTTCCTTGACACCAGTGCTGATGTATTCGTTAGAGAACACAAACTGTTTTAGTTTCAATGCATATACGTAAACATTACCACCACGACCACGACCCAATGTATAGAACATCGCTTGGTCATTTTCATGTTCAACGAATGTAATCTCAAAAAAGTTTTGTAGTAAAGGCAAATAGATTAAGTCACCTTCACGTGGTCTTTCATATCCCATGTTGGTGTATCTAAATCGAGCACGTGAAACTAACAGTGTTACTTCATCTCGGATTTCCAAACCGAACTTAGACATGAAGTCACCTTCACCCTCCATGCCAGTAACATTTTCCAGATACATTTCGATGGGATATGCAGCACGATATTCTTTGGTCGCATCCTCACCATAGAGATAATCTATTCGGTCACGTGTTGTGCGAGGCATGTAGTAAACATCCATGCCATAGATTTTGAGAGCTTCAATAACCAAATCCTCAACGAGCAGTTGCTCAGAGGTTATCTGATTTGCAGGAAAATTATTGAAGTAGAA